TCAAATATAAATATGTAAAGCTGGCGTCAGAACCTGCTTTACTTTGTATATTAGCTTGGCCGCCGAAAACGGCATTTGTTAAATATTTATACGCACCACTTAGATATCCCATTAAACCTTCTCCGAACTAGTATAAGTTCTCGTTGGAGGGATTAGGGGCTCCCTCCAAGCCCGTTAACCTTCTTCAGCCTATCTAATCGTCGCCAGTGTTGATAAAAAGACATCCAGTTTCTGGCCGGACCACCTTCATACCATACCTCATAGACATATAAGAGCCAATAATCCCGAAACCGGGGTTTGCCTCTTCTACGGTCAGAGGACGCCTTTCAACGTAAACTGCGGGCTTGACACTCAAATCGAAAATACCAAAACGAGTGGATGGAACCCACGCATTCATTACAACCGTTAGGCCGTATAGTTTTCCGATAACTCCACCAGTCTCAGTGAGACCTGCTAAGCCACTGTTCATGCTCAAAGCTGTGGTTGGAGTACCAGCTGCCGAGGAACTAACGCCGGGTGATGCCGGGTAGTTGGTTCCATAGCCAGTATAGAAAGCTGTCGTGAAGTCACCCAAGTCAAGTAGAGCCTTGTAGTGTGCAGGCGAAATAAACAAGTGCGATGCATTATAACCATGCGCTGCAATCCTGTCAATACCTTGCGTGATATCTGACAAAGCAATCTGTCCTGCCGAAGCACCAGCCGCTGCTACATACGAGTTACGAATCAACCGTGTAGCGGATTCGTCTCCATACGAGTTTAGCCTTGAACCTGTAGCGTCAACAGACCCTGTGGTCATACCTGCTCCATAGAAACCGCTGTAGATGTTCGTTGAGAACGTCGTAATGTCGGCTTCTGTGGTACCTGTTCCGATTGCTATTGTATCAAAGGTCGAGTCAATTGCACTTGCTCCGAAGACAACTTTCATAACGTGATTCGTCATGTGTCTGTCTACGGCGCGTCGAGACTCATTAAGAGCCATCTCAACTTCATTAAACCTTGAATCTTCAATCATCCTGCGGGTCACACCTACTGCAATACCCCACTCCCTAACTGTAACTCGCTCTGAGCGTAGCTTGGTGTGTTGGTACTTAGGGGTGTTCCCTTCTTCAATCTGTTCCAGCTTCATACTGGGTCGTGCAAAAGTAATATCAATATTACCGCCTGTCTCTGTAGACATAGGTTCCATGAAGAACTGAAGAGCTGGAAGGTCTGTGACCTTATAATCCATAATCGCGTCCTTATAATCAATAAGAACACGCTCTCCAAGTCCACCATCAGCGGAGCCTGTGTTAAGTGACGTAAGCAAACCGGGGGTTTCACTAACTGTTACCATATTTCAATCTCCTTAAAGTGTGATGGCCTTCACGTAGCCAGTGCCTGATGCTAGCGCACCTAGTGCAACTGCGTATACCGTATCTGTACCAGCTTGGGCCTGAAGATATCCAGTACCAAGTGCAGCAGCGGTCGCCCCTGCGGTGAGTGAATCACCTGCGGCTACCGCTCCTGTACATGCCAAATTTAGTATAACGCCTTTACCAGTTATTACGCTTCCCATGTTGCCGCTAGCAGCGGTGTCAACGAACATGAAACCGATTCCGTCACTTGAGCCGGAAAGGGCCATCATTACTTCGCCAGCAGTACCGCCAGAAGCACAGACTAGGTGGCCTGCCGTGGTCGCTTCTCCTGCCGTGAAAGGCAGAATACGCGCCGGGGCGCCACCGTCGTTGAGTAAAATTTCTGTTGCCATAATTAATTCCTCAATTTACCTCTCTCAGGATATCTTTATCCAGAGCGATTCTTCCATTTTCCCACTTAACTGCAAATTTACGTTCTGTCTCCTGCTTAGGCTCCTCACTTTCAGAGGCTTTACCCTTTCCAAAAGTTCGTTCTACCTCAACAGGTTCTGGAACCGCAGCAAGTGCTTCGCTGAAACCAGTCAGCTTAAGTTCATCCCATGCAGAAAGTTCTTCAACACGCGTTTCGGATTTATCTTCCTCAAGAGTCCCGAAAAGGACTTCCTTGGAGATAATCGTGTTAATTATATCTACCTTGCGTGCTTCAGCTTCTTTTACGGCTCTCTCTTCTTCAGATACTTTAAATGCTTCAATTTCTTTCAAAGCAGCTTCATACTGAGATTCGATATCCTTCTTAGATGCTGTAACTTCTTCAAGTTGTGTACGCAAAGAAGCGAACTCGCGTTCAACTATCTTTTCCGCATTGGAATTTTCTTTTACTTCGTCCATATGTTCAACCTCTTTAGTTGTACCATTTGTACATTCACATGAGCCCTTATGCCCTCCACAACCACAATCGTCATGGTCGTCTTCGGGTTCAGGTCCGTGCAAATCACATTTCGTTTCAATCGTGCATTCCTTGCAGACAGGGGCCATTTTTTCATTATCAATGAAACTGACCTCAGTGGGTCTTACATTCATGGCGAAAGTATCACCCATAACATCAACATCGGTTGAAAGCCAATCAATGCTGACATGCGTAATGTCACCTTCTTTAACCTTTTCTAACACTTCATTGCCGCGTTCTGTCTTACCATTAATGGTAGCTAACATTTTAACGGCTGTCTTTCCATTCTCCATCTCGAACAGCTCAGGGTCGTTTGCCATGCCGATTAAATCCTCGGGTGTTCGTTGATGGTTGTAGTATATAGGAAGCTCTTTAAAACTTTCTATATTATCCTTTAATATACTAGGTTCTATATAAACCTTTTGTTGTATTCCGTCATCTTCCTCATATTCATGTGGGCCGGATGTTATAGCTATAACGGGAAATTGAATTTCAGGCACCTCACCATTGGGTACCTCTATACTAATTCCCTCTTCTATAGCTAGAGCAAAAGTACGACGTTTTGGTTCAGAAGAAAGAGTTCTACCAAATGTCCGTTCAACTCCATTTCCGTCAGCCCACATGATACACATGCCTTTTGCTAGCTCTTCGTGAGTTTCACAACCACGCTCCTTAAGGAGCTCGCTAACGCTCTTTAAACATTTTTCGTATGTCATTTTCTATCTCCTGTTGCATTTGCTGCGGGCCTGTTTCCTCTGTTCTGGGCTCTAGCAGATTCTTCTTTCTTATCTGCGTTTTTTCCACCGGATATATTAGCGTTCTTATCAGTTTGTCCAGCTGCCTTTACTACGGCTTCCTTAATTTCTGTAAGTTCGACTACTCCTTCGGGGTCCAGTCCTCGCTCTTCTCTCACCTCACCGGGCGCTAATACACCCTCTGATAAGTATATCATATCAGTTTTTGCTTTAGTGAAAGAATCATTTATATTAATTTGTCTAAATTTAATTAAGGCTGGGTCTCCCCCTTCCTTTGAAACTAATTGAGGCATTAGTTGGGAATTTATAGCTGCTTCTGCCATAGACTGTAAATATTGCACATAAGGTTCAAAAATAGGCCGAGCTCTTTCTGGCTCAGTCCACATAGTCATTGGAACCTTCAGGGCCATATGTATTTTAGCTAAAAGGTCGTCTGTATATTTACCATACTCAAACGCGCGTTGTGTACCTTGTAGTTCTTTAATTTCTATATCATTACCGTGAATAATATCTTCGCCCGGTTGTAGAGCGTTAAAAGTATCAACTATCTCATTAATTTTATCAGGACCATAAGGCATATCAGGTAAACCACAAGATATATCGAAACGAGAAGAAGCATACTTATTTAAAGCCGCTCCTATATCTCTTTCAGCATAATCCTTCAAATCTACCAAATATATGATAGGGTGGATGTCGGATAATCCATAAGCGTAATCATCAAAAACATTATTCTTCAATGCAATGATTTCGTCTTCTTCAAAGCGTATAGATTCCTTATCATCTCCTAAATCTTGGTAATAATACATAACTTGCCCATGTTCATTTCTTTGAACAAACATATTCTGGCTAGAACGTAAAACTAAATTAGCTTCATCATCCCACTTAGCGAAATCTCCCGTGTATTCCAAATAAGCCGTACCAAAAATTCGAGCATTTCTTAACCATGTATATAAAGTCTGTTTAATATTTATATCTTTAAACATACCTTCTATTTGTTCTCGTAGCTCTTCATTTTCAGTTACTATATCATAACCGTCTTTAATAGCATAAAAACAAGGAAGGTCTATTAAGGTTCTTACAATAGGGTCTGTTAGATATATATCCATATAGACCCGTGGCTTACCTAAATGTTGTTCATAAACCTTTACACCACCCTGAAATTGATTAGACACTCTTAGGCGTTTAATAACTCCTTCCCCATAACTTCGGGGTTCGTCTTTATCAAAAGGTGGGCTCTTTCCTATAGTGGCAAATCGCCGTCTTACATTATCAATCCACGACATGGCTATTTAGTATATTATTAAAGCAGTATATAAAGATTGCGTCATATTCCCCTCATGTTATATTTGTTTAATTTCACTTTACGTTGCTTAGTAGTAAAGAGAGATTGCCTCGCAGGGCGTCCTGCTGGTGTAACTGTTATAGGAGTTTGTCCAATTCTCGTAGAAGCGAAGGTTCCCGCGCCGGGAAGCATAGTTAATGTAGCGTGAAGCGCAATTACACAACTATCACAATAATCGTCAAATTTACCATCAGGCGCTGATATTCTTTCCGTCTTATCAGCAGCATCCATGACATATTC